TTCTTCTTTTTTGCAGTAGCTGCTCTTTGAGATTGAGATAAACTTTGTGCTTTTGATCGTGGTAAACATCTATCAGGATTTTTTTTATCCTTAGATGTGCCACACTTACCTTTAATTTTTCCGTCCGTACCGATACGAACCCAATCTTGTTTTACCCAGTCTTTAAGTGCGCCCATTATGTTCCCTCAGTTCTTCTTATTGCCTCTTTACCCGCTTTGGCTATTCTCACTTGCTGTGTCTTACCTTGCACTTTAGCCCTTTGCTCTAATACAGTTAATATTTGTATTTTTCTATCAAACGGTTTTTTTATTTTTTTGACTTTTGCAACGGTGGCTCTGGCATCGGCTGGAGTGGCAAACTTGATGCTGACTGTATCTTTTGGATTTTCATCAGTATAAAGCCTTCTACCGCTGCCTCTTGGTTTTTTGCCTGTTCCCTTTTTGGGATCTTTTTGTTTCACTTCTTTTTCTTTCCTTTAGCACCTTTTGCGTAATTAGGATCTTTGCAATATTTAGATGCCGCCATATTTGCATACGCTGACGGATATGTATCAAAAGTTCTTTTAGCCCAAGCTTTACCAGCGGGACAAATCTTACTGCCTTTACTTTTTGCTGAGCCACCTCTTTTAAAATAAGTTAGACCCCTTGGTGGGTTTTCTATTTGTTTTTTCATGCTGGACCTACGCATTGCCATTTAGCACCTCCATCGTCTTCTGGCTTGTCTTATTCTTGAATTAGGATCATTCCTTGTTTTAGCTGACGCTCTTTTTAACTGCCCCAAGGATCTAGCGCAATAAGACTTTCTTCTTTTTGCTGCTTTACTTCCCTTCTTTACTTTTCCTGTGACAGCCGTCTGTAGCTTAGAACCGGGATTTGCTGCTCTATATGCCTTAACACCCTTTTTAGTCATACCCGCACCAGCAGCCGTTTTACGATAATTACCACCTTTTCCTGTGGTTCTGGCTATTGGTTTTTCTTTTGATTTAGGCATTTTTCTTTTTTTTGTCTTTTTTAGCAATATCAAATCTAGGACTATTAAAGTTTGGCCTTAACCGTCGTGACTTAGAAGGCTTAGGAGGACCAGAAGATGGCTTTCTCTTTTGCGTTGGCGCTGAAGATGGCTTTCTCTTTTGCGTTGGTGCTTTTGTAGCTTTTGGCTTAGGAGGACCAGAAGATGGCTTTCTAGTTTGTTTTCTTGGATCTCCTGTAAAAGTACGCACACGAGGTTTTTTTTCAAAGCGATTATATTTTGGTAAAGACATTACTATCTCACTTTCTGTTTAATACACTTCCCGTTAGTATAGCACCAAATGACAGATGAAACAAACCCCCTCCTAATAAAGTGTATGGATTGTGGTGATCTGTCATCTTTTTCATAAGTTCCATCTGTAGTTGTGGGTTATCCATTGTATTCATTGTGTCTATAAAACCAGATATTTCTGGTCGATTCAAGCCAAACCATACAGGAACCACCACAAAATCAAATATACATATAAAAAGATATACCCCTAATGCAATTGATTGGAAATTAATATTAGCCATTTTTTGTAAAGGCACTAGATGCTATAAAAGCTCCAATTATGCCCATGTTTGAAAGAACCCAAGTGCTACCAATACTGCTTAGATGATCAAGTCTATCCAGAGGAACAAGGTCTGTCATAAGAACGGCAATGTACGCAGTTACCGAAATTGCGCTAAACCAAACCATATAACGCTGTTGATCCTGTTTGGCATTATCGTTTTCCAAACGTATTTTACGTTCCATAATCTCCAGATCGTCTATTTGCTCGTCTCCGTTAGCATCTAATTTTGCTGCAAATTCCTGCGCCGCTTTTCCTTTAAAAGTTTTTTGTGTCATTTAAATGCCTCCTTCATCGCATTAAGCATATCTTTTACACTAGGGGGTTTATCCTTGGGGTCATAGGGGCAAACAACCTCTTTAGGGCATAAATCATACGAATCAACCAGTTCAAGAAATCCACTGCCATTTGCTCCTTCGTATAAGCACCACCACGCATGAGAATCTCTGCCATTGGCGTTCTGATGGGCTTTCTCTATCTTTTTTAATCTGCATATCGTTAGATGTCCATTATTTAACGTAGGTGCAAACTTATGTTCACTAGCTTCTGTCCAAGAGCCAAAGGCCATATGCAAAAGCAAGGAGAATAGCAGTACCAATACCAATGGTGCTAATAGCGATAATCCAGAATATAATCTTTTCTTTCCGTTCTTGTGCTTCATATATTTCTTTCTGCCTGCGCTTACGAATTTGACCCTCCATTGCGAGCAGCTCATCCCAAGCAGCCGTGCCATTAGTGAACATTATGTAAGTCTTTAATTCGTCGCGCTGCTGTTGCAACTTTTTTTTAGCGGCGAAGGCTTCCAGAGCTTCCTCCTCCACCGACTTCCCATTAAAAACCTTCCTTAACATGGAAGGATTTTTGGCTCGTTTCTCTATATTAGCTACATCCGATACCGCTCCCATCCACTTGCTCAAATCGCCTACCATAGCATCTAGTTCACGACCTGCTGCAAAGGCTCGTTTAATCCCCCCAAATGCAGCCGTCGCCGTCGATATCGCTGCACTTATAGTGAGTGGGTCCATAGCTACATCCGTATAACTATTGTTATGAGTAGAAGAAAAGTAGCACCAAAAGCACCAATAAGGATGTTTTCAATCCGCCGAAAACGATTATAAATATCTTTAAACTGAATCCTATTTTCAGTTTCGAGAGCAGTCGTGCGTGTATCAAGAGAATGTATCTCTTTATTTAGAGACGTAATCGTTGGCTTTGTCATTGCCCCCTCTGCTTCATTCTTTCACGATCCATAGCGGACTGTATTCTTGCAGCCGTCTGACTTTCTTGACTCTGGAGCCTCTGATTAAACTGTCTATCTCTTTGTGCCAGTGATTGTTGCTCAAGACCTAGTTTAGCCTGATCTAGCTGTGTATCATTCTGTTCTGCTTGCGCTCTTAGCTGAAGCTCCTGTTCTTTTAGCTTAACAAGTGGATCTGGACCTTGACCCGATACCTGTTGGCTCATTTGCTTCACTTCTTGCATACCTTGCGCAATCATCTGAGCCTTCAGCATTTCTATCTGCATGGGATCTTGTATACCCTGTTGTTGTGCCATAGCCATCGCCTGTTCTTCAGATTGTATCTTTACATGCTCCATAACGTGCTTCTGCAAAGCCATAGCTACGGGCGGTAACTGCATAGCCATAGGACTAGAGCCAAACACCAGATGCGCCATAATATGACTTCTGTGATCCTGACCTACAAATGCTTTTAACTGTGCCATATCCAAAGCATTGATGTTTTCCTGTGCGGGATCTAACGGTTCATCCTCTGTCTTTGGAACTTGTCTGAGTATCCTGTCAACATCTTTAACACCCAGTGCTTCGTACATATCGTGATAAACTTCATACATATTGTGTATTTCTGGAGCCGCACCCGCTAATTGTAGCTTTGTTTGAGCTAATGCAATGCGCTGTGCCTGACTAAATACGTTAGGGTTGGATACAGGTAATACATCCACCCTGTCATCAAAATCCTCTGTTTTTATAGCAGAATCTACGCCTTCCAAAGAATAAGGGTATATTGGAGGTAAGCTTTCGCTCATAACCTTAGCGAGAAGCTTAAATTCTAGTCTCATTGCGTAATGTAGGCGTTTATGCACCGCAGACATGACCCGTGAGCCCTGTTCCAAGAGCGCAATAGTCGTTCCTACCGCCGCTTGCTGATTTCCGTCGCCCACTTTCATGTCTGTAATAGTCGCGAACCTCCGTCCAGCGTCTACAACAAAGCCCAATAGCTGAAATAGCGTCTGATCTGGACCTTTAAACGGCAGCGGCATCAGGCTGTCACGAATAGCCCCACCGGGAGCGTCCACATCGCGGAACTCACCGGGCTGAAGCGGATCATCGTCGTCCCT